CCCGGGATAGCATGCTACTTCTCTCTCGCAAGCTTGCTGGAAGTCGTAGTAGCAATCTTTCGCCTGCTCACTGGCCCACGGCAATACATCCGGTACGAACGCGATTTGCGGATCATGAATCCGCAAGAGCGTGTGCGGGCCATGCCAGACATGCAAGGCCCTCAGACTAGCAGTCAAGCTGCTCGGTACCTTGTCGGGCGCCTTTTCCGGGTCACGTTCCAATGCGCGTGCACTAGAGCCGAATGCCAGCAGGCGATTCAGAAAGCCATTGTCGATCTCATTCTGTAGTGCACCATAGAACTCATCAGATGTTGTGAGCCCGAAAATAGAGACTGCCGGCGATTGGATAATCTGCATCTCACGGTTCGCCCACTCCGGCGTTGCCAGCGGCACGAAAGACGCCGACCAGAGTGATCGCAGGATCTTGCTGATCGCCACCTCGAAACCGGACGCCCTCTTATGGGCGAGACGCTTAAGGAAGGCGCCGAATTCATCCTGGATACACAGCGCGAGCGGCTTGCGATTGAGCAGGCTCAGCACCGCCGGCATGCTGATGAACTCAGACGGGCCGACATGCCCCATCGCACTGGCGGCTCTCATCAAAGCCATCACGCTGTCCTGCAGATGCTGCTTGCCAATGCCCGTAGGACCGACGCCAATTGCGTAAAGATGCGTCGCCGAGCGCGTCGGGCCAGCCACCCGCCGACCGATCAGGGTGCCGACTACGGTGATGGCGGCCGCCAGCGCAAGCACCCGGTTCGGACGGCGCGCCGTCGCTGTGATCCAGTCGACGATGTCGCCGACGGCGCCAAGGCAATGCGTGTAGGCCTCAAGGGGCTCAGCCGGCGTCGGCGTTGCCGGTTCGGCCGGCGCTCCAGTCGGCTCCGATGCCGGTTCGGCGGGCGTCCCAGTTGTCGCTGCCGGTTCGGCAGGCGCCTCAGTCGACGGCTCTGGTGCCGGCGTTTCCGTTTCGACATCCGACGGCGCCTCCGCCGTCTCGACGGCCATTCCAACCAGCGCCTCGATATTAATCGCCGCGCCGTCGACGAAACCGAGCTTCTCACTCAGGAACTGCCAGGCATCCTCCAGTTCGCAATCGCGCACCGTCATCACAAGGTCTAGTGGTGTGTAGCCCTGGTCGGCCCCGAAATCCTTGATGCCGGTCGGCACGATCTTGAGATTAAGCTTCCGTTCCTCGCGAGCCCGGCGGGTCGTCGACGGCCGCCACACGGGTACGGCCTCGTAGCCACGGCGGGTGCGCCGGCAGCGGTACAGCTCGAGCGACGGCACCCAGGCGGAAAGGTTCTGCAGGGCGGCGTTATTGAGCTGCCGGTGCGGCGTGTCATCATCAGTGCCGTTGCCGGCCCGCGGCGACAACTCGTCCAGGATCTCGCAGCCGAATGGCGTGAGCGCCTCCGCAATCCTGTCGAGCGTGTCCGGCGTGAGCTCCGGCAGCTCGCTCGGCATGACATCCTCGAGTGTCTCGGTGCCCGTCCAGACGTAAGGTCGACCCGTGTCAGGATGTGTCGTCGGCGGCAGGACCGTCTGCCGGCCGGGGCCGATCAGATCGACAATGGTCTTGTTATCGATCTTCCACGTCTTCGATTTCGTGATGGCCGGGCCGAAATAGAAACGTGTTTCACCTTTCTGTCCGCGCTTCTTCACGGGCGTCGGCGGCAGAATGTTCCTGAGTGCCATCAAGATCTTCAGATCGTCCGTGTCGATGTCGACCGCGACGGCGCCGCCGCTCGGCTGGCCCATGATGACCCCGGCGCCCGTGTCGCCGACACACCAGCGCGCCAGGACTTCGTCAGGCGGCGCGCCACGGTTGAAGCGCCTCTGCCAGTTCGACAGGCCGAGCCACTGGCCCTCCCACATCATGCCCGGCCGCTTCGTGCCCGGCATGATCGGGATCGCGGCGAAGCCTTGCTCGATCAGACGGCTCGAGATGTCAGCGTAAACGCCCAAGGCGCGCCTCCCTCAAAACGGCCCTTCATTGTTCAGGATCTTGCGACGCAAGACTTCCTCGTAGCCGACGACGATCCGGCGTAGGAATTCCCGCCATTGGTCCCGGTCGAGCCGTGCAAGATCGGTTATGCCGATCTCGTCAAGATAACCGCCGGCCTTGTCGCCGGCTTCAAGAAGTGCAGTCGCTTCGTATGCGTCGAGCATTTGTTGCGGCATGTTGTAGATCACCTTTCCCGCGGCAATGCAGTCATCCTCGTTACAAAGCCAGATGACAGCCGACCTGCCACCATTGTTGTAGCCAAGCCACTCAGCGCGCCGACGGCATACGGCGCAGAGTGTTGGCTCCTTGGTCGCGAAGCGTCTGACGACGTTGCCGTTCATGATCATGCCCACGCGCGCCTCCTAATAAGGAATCCCGTCGTTCATCTCCGGCGGAGGAGGAGGCGGCGACCGGTTCGGGATAAAGACGTTGTTGTTGCGGTCGATCTCGATCTCCGTCCCGTCGTCACGGAAGGCGCGCCTCTTGATCACGTTCCAGAACTTGCCGTCACGCGCGACGACGATTTCGCTCGGGTCGTGCAGCTTATGCAGACGCTGAAGCGCTTCGTCGATCGTGCCGGGCGGTGGCATGTGTCCGCCCATGGCGAACCACCATTTCTCGGCCTTCTGTCGCGCGTACCCGGCGTGCTGCAGGCAAATGTATTCGGAGTACGGCGACAGGCCGCACAAGTATTCGACGCGAAACGTCGGCGGCTTCGACGGGTCGGACCGCTTTAAGTGCATCGCGTAGCTGACATGGGTCACCTTCATCCAGCCGGAGACGGCTGCACCCATGATCGGGATGTCATTCGCGTACGGATTATGTTTCGGTTTCGGGTTGGCCCGCGGAAACCCGTAGCCGCAGCTCACGCAGATGGTTGCGTTCAGCGCGTTGAGTTCGCCGCAATCCGGGCACTTCCTGGCGGCGACGGTGTTAACGGCAGCCTTGCCGCGTCGGTCGTCATGATGGGGATTATTGCCGGCCTGGTCGACGGGTCCATGGCGCATGACGTTACCGGCGAAATCGAGCACGACGCAGTCGCGCTTGCCGTCAGTCTTCCGCATGCCGCGGCCGGCCATCTGGACGTAGAGACCCGTCGACAGCGTCGGCCGCAGCATCGCGAGAAGATCGATCTCCGGCACGTCGAAGCCCGTTGTGAGCACGCGAACGTTAGTGACGGCGCGAATCTTTCCAGATCGGAAGTCGGCAATGACCCTCTCGCGCTCATCCTTCGGCGTGTCGCCATTAATCGTCGCGGCGACAATGCCGCGTGCACGCAGTGCGTCACAGACGTTCTGCGCGTGACGGACGCCGCAACAGAAAAGAACCCAGCGACGGCGCTTCTCACCGAGCTTGATGATTTCGTCGACGGCCGCCTGGATGAGGGCGGCGTCATTCGCGGCATCCTCAAGCTCGCTCTCGACGAACTCGCCGCCGCGCACGGTCACGCCGGACACGTCAATGCTCGCGTTCGTGCCCTTTGACGACAGCGGAGCCAGCCAGCCGTCGCGGACGGCTTCGGCGAGGGGGTACTCGTAAACGATGTCGTCGAAAAGCTTGTCGTCGCCTTGGTCGAGGCGGCCGGAATCCAAGCGATAAGGCGTCGCCGTGAAGCCGCACACGCGCAGGGCCGGTTCGAGTTCGCGAAGGGCAGCAAAGAGCGTGCGATACATGCCGCTCTTCCGGTGCGGCACCAAATGCGCCTCATCGACAATGATGAGATGCCGAACGCCGAGGCGCTTTGGGTTGTGGTAGACGCTACCGATCGTTGCCAGCACGATCTGCGCATCCCAGTCACGCTGATTGAGTGCGGCCGAGTTGATGCCGCACGGCGCGTCAGGCCAGACCTCAAGCAGGTGCCTGAGGTCCTGCTTGATCAGCTCCCGGGAATGCGTGAGCAAAAGCACACGCACGCCCGGAAACTTACCGGCGATATCCTTCATGAGCTGCCCGATGCCCAGCGACTTACCGGTGCCGGTGGGCATCACAACCAATGGATGCCCGCCATTGCCGTTCCAGTACGCCTCGAGCGCATCAAGCGCCGCCCGCTGATAGTCGCGCAGAACCATTCCCATGACTTCAGCCCTGCGGCCTATTCCACGGAGCTGTGCCGGGGCCGTTGCCGTCCTGCGGCTTGGACGTCGGCTTTGCAGCCGTCGTCGTCGGCCCCGACGTATGCCGCTTCGCCTCCTGCGCCTCGGCGTCGCCGTCAGTCATTGGCTTAACCCGCTTGATGCAGTTCGAGTCGTCATACCTCCCGGTCTTGTCGACTTCGATACCGACTTTCACGCGCACCGGCTTGTGCAGGAAGGTGTCGAGATCCGTAATCTGCTCGTGGATGCCGAGCCCATTACAGATGTTGGTCAACTGCTTGCGCGCGATATCTTGGGTCTGGAAGTTGCTGTGGATGTAGTTCAGCCGCTGCCAGATCGGACGGTTCTCGTATTCGCCTTCCACGATCCGCCACTTCAAAGTCAGCATGTAGCCGTCGCCGCTGGACTTTGGCGGGGCATTAACGGCCTCGACGATCTCAGCCATGTAGTCGCCCGGCGGGATCAGCTCGAAAGAGTCTTTCTGCTGGGTCGGGTCGAAATAGAAATCACTCATAACTTTAGTCCTTCTTCAGTTCGCTACTTGATCGCGCTTCAGCACTTCCCGGCGCGACCCCCGGGAAAATCGGCGCCAGCCCTTTTGCGACGTCGAAATCTCTTGGACACAGAATTTTGGGCGGCAGCTCGAAGCGCGACTTCGCAACGAAAGCCGGGCGGCCCTCGCAATGCAGCCAGCGCGTAGCGCCGCCGTCGGCGCGGTTGCGCTTCTTGTTGAAGCCGACTTCCTCACTCGTCACGTGCACGTCCGGCGCGAGGAAGAGGATCGCATCCATCTCATCCTGAACGAGACCGCGTGCACGCTTGTGCAAGCGAAGCTGGTAGGAGGTGTAGGCCGGCGCCCGCGGATCGTTGACGGTCTCGACGGCGCTGTGCGCCAGCAGCACAATCGTCAGGCCACGCTCGCGACGCAGCCAGTCCAGAGCGGCCAAGAAGTCACGCCACCACTTGTCGACGACGATGTAACCCTTGCCGTAACCAGGCGCTTCGATTGAGGTCCAATGGTTGGTTTCGCAGGCGTCGGCCCAGACCAGGCCCTCGAGCTTGTCGAGGCTGTCGACGACGACGGTCTGATAATCGTGCGGCTCGTTGCCGAGCGCGGCCAGCGCATCGCGCACGTCGGCATAGCTGGACAACAGACCGAAGGTCGGCAGCCTCAACCCGGCCGGCACGCCGTCCTCCGTCTGCACGAACACTGCTTTCGGAAACTTACCCGCGAGCGTCGTCTTGCCGACGCCCTCCGGGCCGTAGATCAGCATGCGCGGCGGCAGGCTGGGAGTAGCCTCGTAAATGTCAGCGAGCGAGATCATGCCGCGTCCTCCTCCTTCTTTCGCCAGCCGACGTACAGTGCGACCAGCGCCAGGAAATCCCCGTCGGCCGGGTCATCGATGCGGATGGGGCTATTGTTGTCAGTTGCCGTGAGGCGGATGCGATCGCCGCGAAGCTCGCCGAGCACTTCGGCAAGGAGAGCCGCCTGCAGCGTCGCGGCGCCTGCGCCACAAGCTTCGCCGATCAAAAGATCCTCGCTGCCGTCGCGCGAGCACAGGCGCAG